AACGCCAGTACGGGTTGACCGCGGCGAGGCGACCGCCGACGATCGCCCGGCTCCACACCTCGATCGAGACACCGTTGGGGTTGACGACCGACCCGACCGCGGGTGCGGCCCAACCGATCGGACCAGCCGACTGGACGGTACCAGTGGCCGCGGCAGACACGACGTTGGAGGCGGTCTTGGCGTAGCTGAAGGTGTTCGAAGTGACGGCGGTGATCGTGTACGTCCCATTGAACGTCGCGTCCACACCGGCGACCGTCACGGACGTGCCAACGGTGAATCCATGGGCGGCTGACGTCGTCAGCGTCGCGACATTGGAGGTCAACGCCTTGTTGGTGACGTTGACCGGCGCCCCGGAGCCGCCGCCAAGCAGCGTACCACCGGCCAGCATCTCGTGGATCTCAGGCTGCGGGTTGCAGATCTCGATCTCACAAGTGACCTGCTTGAGCGTGTCCGGCATCTTGTAGTAGACGCAGGTCGTGCCATCGGCGGCCGTCTGCTTGATCTCCTCGCCCTCTTCGTACTCCGGGGTCCACGAGAACTTCGTGAACGCCTTGGTGGTGTACGCGTTGTTGGCACCCGGGATGGGCGCCCCGAAGGCGTCGAGCTTGGTGATCCGGAGGCCAACGGCCTGGACACTCGCTGCGTAGTCGGGCACGGCAGTCTCCTTAGACGACTTGGATGGTGTAGGTCGGCCCGGAGGCCACGGTCACGGTGTAGCTGCCCGCACCGGTGTACGTGTGCTCGGCGGTCCCGTTAGGCGGGACGGTGCCGGTCGCGCTGTCGCCCCAGTTGACGGCCAGCCCGGCGGAGTTGCCGCTAGCGGACACGGCGTACTTGCGGACGCCAGTCTGGCCCAGATAAGTCTGGGACGCCGCTGCGTTGATCACTACGGCGCAGGGGTCAAGCGCGACCGCCGCGAGGGCGGTGGCCTCCGTGAACTCCCGGTTGACCCGCACGTCGTGGGTTTGCGTGATCTCTGCGTCCCCGATCCAGACTTCAACCGGCCCGGTCACCGCGATACCCTCGATCGGGTAAGACGGGTTGACCACCACGGGGATGTCGGGCAACGCCTTGAACCGACCGTCCTTGTTCAGCCCGCCCTGAGCCAAGGCGGACTTGAGTCCCATGTGGATGACCGGGTCCACGCCGACCGTCTGGGCGTAGAACGCGTCGAGCAGTTCGGCAACGCCGCCGCTGACAATGGTTGAGCCGGGGGCGCCCATCCACATGGCGGCGTTGCCGGTACCGAACCACAGGGCTGATCCGGCGGCCTTGTCGGCCTCTGCCCCCACGGCCTGACGGAGCGCCTCGTTGGGGTCCGAGGTGCGACACATCGTCGGCTGTGTGAGTTGGGCCACCACGGCGAACACCGACAGGGGGTATCCGGTGGGGGCTCCGTTCCCGCCCCGCCCGCCGATGTGACCGGCGGGCGGGGGCAGGCACGGCGTTGCGACGGAGGACGTCAAGGCGCACTGCAGGCCCTCGACGGACAGGCCACTGGTCCAGCGTCCGCTGCCCCTGTGGACTGCCGCTACGTCAAGCAGCTTAGCCATTGCTCTCCTCAGTCGGTGGAACTGATCAGGCGGTGGTGGCGACCGTGGCGGCCGTCGCGCCCGCGATCTTCGTGGTGGTCGTGACCTCGATGCCCTCGATGCCGATCTTGGCGAGACCCTCGAAGGTCTCCACGAACATCTTGTAGTCATTGGTCGAGACCAGCGCGCCGTCGCGGACGATGCCGAGGTCGAGCGTGCCACCGTCGAGGAAGAGGAAGGTGCCCTCCGCGAAGATGTTCCACTTGAAGCTGGCGGGCCACGCATTGAGCGCACCGGCCGCCTGCGCGCCGGTGAGCACCGAGGCGTCGTCGAGGTGCCACGAGACGTTGACCTTGCGCGCCCGGAGGAACCCGTCGATGACCGAGTCGGCCCACTCGAGCTGGTCGCCCGGGAGGGACCAGGTCAGGTCCTCACGGATGGCGTCGCGGACCCACGAGGGGACGATCGCCCGGAGCGGCACGTCGTTGCCCATGCGGTGACGGGCGCGGTACGCGGTGGCCGCGCGGCCGACGGCCTCGAGGAAGTCGCGGGCGACGCCGAGCTTGAACCCGGAGGTGACCTTGGTCGAGAGCGCGCTGATCTTGGAGAGCAGCTGCAGGTCCGCGATCCGGGCGTGCTGGATCATGGCCAAGTCGTTGTTGCGGCTGACCAGCTCCGGGTAGGCGCGGGCCATGAGGTTGCCGATCTCGAGGCACACGGTGACCGCGTCGACCGTCGCCGTCTGCTCCGGGGAGCACGCGATCTTGAGGCACGGCTTGGTGGTCGGGGCGGTCGGGTTGGCGTCGTTGGCCGCCGTCCAGATGCCGACCGCCGCGGCGAAGTCCGCGAGGACGGGCGGTTGGGTGTACCGGATGCCGCCGCGCGTGGCCTGGAACCCGGCGAGGGCGTCCCGGACGGGGCGGTCGGCGACGCCGAGGCCGAAGATGTCGTAGTTGACCTCGAGCGGGGCGCAGAATCCGCCGGAAGCGACGATGCCCTGCGGGCCGTGGAGGGAGGTCACCGCCTCGATCTTGGCGCGGTTGCCGTCGATGTCGCCCGGGTCGAGGGTGCGCTCCGCCGGGGCGGCCGACGCAACCGTCGCGACGATCAGCTGCTCGCCGTCGCCACCGCGGACACCGCGGAAGGTGCCGAGGCGGGAGACGAAGGCCTCCGCGACCTCCATGGCGCTCGTGAGCTTGTTGCCGTGCTGCATCCCGGGGATGTCCGCACCGGCGGTGATGGTGACCGTCGACGCGGTCTTGACCGGCTGGCGGTCCTCGGGCAGTTCCACTGCGGCCTCCTTGGCCTCGTTGTTGGCGGAAGCGGTGACGGCTTCCTCGTCGTCCTTCTCGTCCTCGACCGCCTCGGCTTCGGCCTCGAGGGCCTCCGCCTCCGCTTCGAGCTCGTCGGGGTCCGGGTCTCCGCTCGCGATGACCTCTTCGGTCGCCGGGGCGGATTCGCGGCCGGTCTTCTCGGCGCGCACGGCGTCGAGGTCGTCGGCAGCGGCGGACATCGCGTCGAGGTCATCGGCCTCATCAGCGGCGGTGAAAGCAGCGACGATGGCCTCCTCGAGGGAGCCGAGTTCGTCATCGGTCAGACCCGTCGGGTCCTTCATCTCGTAGGTCGCCATGTGGCGTACCCTCCTAACGTGTTGTTAGTTGGCGGACGGTGAGTCCCGGAAGGTACGCGGCGGTCGCTTCCGGGGCCATCGTACCCTAGCTCGTCGATTCCGAGCAAGCCACTCGGGAGCGCAGCTGCTGCTTGCGTGTCTGGGTGGCGGCAGCTAGCACCGGCGCCAGCTTCTGGTGTTCGGATTCGATCGCCTGCAGGCGGGCGGCGAAGTCGTGGTCCGCGGCGCGGTACCGGCGCATCGCCATGTCGAGGGCGCCAGCCGCAACGAGCGCCTTGACTTGGCCCGAAGCGACCCGCGCCCGGGCGATCGGGAAGCCCGGGACGTTGACTTGGCACGCGGCCACGAGTTCGAGTCCGCGTCCGATCGGGCGCCAGTCTCCGGAGGGCGCGCTGGCTCGGGCCGCGCGGATCTGCTCGTCGGTGGCAGACGCCCGGATCGCTCCGGCAAGCCAGATACCATGGGCGTCCTCACCGACGTTGAGGTCAGCAAAGGCCGAAGCAGTGTCGTCGTAGTGGCGCACCGCCGCGGAAGCGTCAGCGGAGAGCGGGGCGTGCCCGCCGGAGAGCGTGAGCTGCCCGACATGCACCTCCTCGCCGTTGGCGCAGGCGACGACGCCAGTCTTGAAGTACGCGTAGTCGCTGGCGGATCGGGGCGGCTTGACTCGGCCGGGCATCCCGATGTGGGTGGTATCCCACGCGGCAAGGTGGCCGTACACGCGGCCGTCGCTGGTGATCGTCAGCGGGGTCGGCGCCGCGAGCTGCGGGTCGTCGAACCACTCCCGCGGGGGCAGCGCCGGTCCGCCCGCAGCCGTGACGGCCAGCCGGACCGGACCCATCGCAAGCGGGTCGGTTTCGATGTAAACGGCCATATCCCGGCCTCTCTGTTAGTACGGGGCGAGTTCCCACGTACGGTGGACGCGGTTTCCGGTGCGTAGCTCGATCCTACCGAGCGTCGTCTCCACGGGCAAGTCCGGCCAGTCCGACTCGGGCATGTCGCCGTACTTGAGGGTGACGTGCGGAGTGAACCCGTGCTCGGTCGGGACGGCCA